CTAGAGATCAAGTGCTAGGCACACCTGGCGATCATAACGGTGTTATAATCCGTGCCTAAAGTGGCTCTCACAGTCATGAGAAATAGCGATCTAAAAGTGAGATGCGACTACTATTCAGAATGGTTACAGAAGTTAGTACAACTTCTGATAACGTGAGTGAAGCAATCTTGGCTTTGTTTCGTACTGAATTAGTCACATTCAGTATTGCAAAACCAAAAGCTTCTGACAGTAAGCCAAAGAACGCTTACGCTTCAATATCTGTTCCTATGGTTCAGGGTAAAAGCGTAATCATTCAAGGCGTAGGTTCTACCGTTGGTGATCAGTATCAATGGTTAATGAATACATTGTATTCAGATAAAACCAAGTCTAAAGATTCACGTTATCAAGTAACACCAATCCTAAAAGCAATTTTGGGTTAAGGTGTGAATTATAACAAGGATAAGCCCACGTTGCATAATTGAGACAACAAAACTGTTAAACTTGCATTGGCGAGACAACACGTTAAAGATACGACACTATGCGAAGCTTTTCCACCCCCTTTTCGTTTTACAACCATCACGCCCTAGGTCATCTGGAGAAAAAATGGATTTTAAAAAGTTTACTAGATATATAAATGTTTAGGTGCCTTTATATACCCCTATTTATCTTCCAAGTCGTGATTCGAAATTTGGGAGCCTACCATAGTTCCCTGTATTCTAAAGATACATCTTACAAGTTGTCTCTTAGTATGTTCACCAAACGGTTCAGTACAGGCGACACATATAACCTTTTCCAACTGTTTATTACCTAGTGTCAAATCGGATCTCCATTACAAAGGGGGCACTTTGTACCAATTTTGGGGGCATACCTAACATTACATGATTTACAATAATTCATCAGTTTGCTCCTTCCCACAAGTCCTACAATAGAACTTGAACTCTTTAAAGAAAAAGTTTGGGTGCTTACATTCACTCATGTTTACTAACCTCATAGTCTCTTATTAAACCTTCTATTACTTTACGCCTAAAGAGATCGGTGGCTTTCTTATCATCAATTTTTGGGAGTATGCGTAACCATTCAACATAGTGTTGGTTCCATGTTTTCTCATCACTATACATTATATTTCTCCTTCATAATTTTATCAATAGCCTTATATACGTCACATTTAAATTGTTCGTACGTGGTGAATTTCTCTAAAGTCATGGACATATCCTCGTTTGGGCTGTGTTGGGGTTCATGCAAGGTCTATCAAAAGGAGCATTTCCACTAGACACATCAGGGGGATTATAGAAAACAGTACCTACAACCAACGTAATCATGAAGATGAATATTGGGATAATCCATATCCATTTAGTGAAAATCAATTCATTTCCTCCACAATTGGTTCCAATAACCGTACATATTTCATTATCTTATATTCGCTACATCCACTAGCATTACTAAGTTCACGGTATGAAATTCCCATATTACCGTATTTTCTAGTACCGTCTTTTCGCTTCATCTCTATTTATCTCTCCCAAATGCATATTTTATAAACTTAGCTGCACATTTTGTACAAGTCCACTCTCTTTCGTATAAACATAAATCTTCTTTCGGAAAATTTCTCCAGCACGTTGTACACATTTTTCCATTGTTAAAGTTCGAAACATCTTCCTCAATAGGTGTCATTTTAATTCCTCCAAGACTTTTTTTGAGAATTGGTTCATTTCAAACTCGTCGCTTCCTCGACGTTTTCTCCAAACTGCATAAAATATTCCAAGTCCACAAACCGTTGATAGACCCAAATAACCTTCTCCCATTACAGCGAATATGCAGAAAATCAACGAGGATAACCAAATGAACACAAACACGCCCTTCATACCTCTATTACGTGAATATAACATATATATCTTTCGTTAAAAAAAAGATCGCCGAAAGTTCTAAGAAGGCTACCGTTGAACCCACACCCATTTGTTATGTGGTGGTATGCCTTGACGAACTATGTATTTTTGTAATTATTGGTAATATAAGTGTTTTTAATTAATCGTTTTTTTTTCTTCATCAGAATATTCTTTAAGTTTATCTTCTGCTAGAAATGATAATTTCCAAAATACCCTTAATGCCTTTTCAGGTAATCCATGTACAGAAGTTATATCTTTTCTACCATGTGCTAATGTAAACCAGTTCAATATCTCTGTATAGTCCTCTGGCTCTAAATCGACCATATTTAAATGTTGTTAATACTATTAATATAGTTTGCCACCTAGCTGGTTAGTAAATCCAGTCTTCCATATTTCAGGTGTGCATACTCACACTACTAGGCAACAATCTTTATATTATGATTATATATTTATCTATTATGTCAATAGTAAATGAAGCCGAATATGAAGAATCATCTTCAAGTTCATGCCTTTGTTCAAAGGAAAAACGTAACCGACAATGCCACGAACACGGTGGATAATGTTACAAAAACGTTACATAATTGGACAAAGTTTATAAACTACTAATTTCCATAAACATACATGGGCTTTGTAGATAAGTTTAAGAGTGCATTTAGATTAACCAATAAAGGTTATACTGAGAGTACGACTAGACCTTCAATAGCACAGCCATATATGAGCACCGATACAGGTGCAAAATTACCAATTTTTCCATTTCCACTCATAATGATTTATGAGTTAGCAGATAACATTGATGCATTGAGAATACCTATTGAAACTCTAAATAGAGAGATGTTTAAGAACGGTTTTGAAGTAGTTGAAAAATGGAAGTATAAATGCAATAATTGTGGTAAAGAATTCCAATACCAACCACTTGCAAGTGATATTCCAGATGAACAACCACTTGAAGCAAATAACGATTCACACTCACCACAACCAAGAAAGAAAGCCTTGGTTCTTAAAAAAGTACCAGCCCCTGATGAACAGGCATTACCTGATGATGTTCAATGTGATACTTGTGGAAGTGATGACTTGAAAAGACCAGTTCCAGAACACCGAAAAATATTGGAAGATATGTTGGCAGGTGCCGTCAACGGCAACGATCAAACACTTGAAGACGTTGCAAGACAGTTAGAACGTGACTTAGAAATAAGCGATAACGCATACTTACTTTGCTTAAAGAACTACTACATAGACGATGTGAGTGGTAAAATAGACCACAGAAAAACTGCTATAAAAGAGTACCTTAGGATCGATCCACCACAGGTGGCTATGATAGCAGATAGTGATGGTCGTATAGGTTATGACGATAAGCGTAATAAAATTTTCGTGTGCCCACGATTCGAGCATAGGGACAAACGATTAACAAAGCCAGTTTGTGACAGATGTGGTGCAGAAGCATTAAAAGCAGTTATGGAGGTAAACTCTGTATATTCTATAGGTATTCCACAACCAAAACGTGTTGTTTATGGTGAAGGTGAAGTTGTTTGGAAAGCAGGTAAATATAGACCACACTTACTTTATGGTTATTCTCCAATATATTCTGTTTGGTCAAAGGCTATGTCCCTATCACATATGGACGAGTTTATCAGAAAATACTTTGATAAAATGCGACCACCAAGCGGATTATTAGTAGTTGCTTCACGTAATTATGAAACATTTAGAAAGTCTTGGGACACTCTTTCACAGAGAGCACAAGAAGATCCATACATGATACATCCACTTATGGTTGAAAGTGATAAGGGTTCTTCAAATATGGCACAATGGTTAGACTTTACAGGTTCACTTAAAGAATTAGAATTTATTGAAATAAGACGAGAACTTAGAATGATTATTGGTGCAGTTTATGGTGTACTTCCATTCTATTATGGTGAAACCCCAGCAGGTTGGTCACAAGAAGGACTTCAAGTAACTATCACTAACAGAGCTGTTAAATGGGGTCAAGATATACTTGAGAAAGCATTCTTTAGTAAAATTGCAAACCACTTACAAATTGATGATTGGAAATTACAATTAAAGATGGGAGAAGAAACCGACAAACTAAGAGACTTACAAACAGATGGTGTAGAAATACAGAACATGGCTATGCTACAACAAATGGGATTTGAGGTAACAAGAACCCACACAGGTGAGTTTAAAGTAAGTAAAGATAGTGCTATTACAGAGGAAACACTCGCTATGGGCATGAATATGATGGGTAATAGTGGTGCAAATGGTAGAGGTGATATGATGGGTCAACAACAAGAAAACAAACAATCATTTGAGGGAGAACCAAAGAACTCAAGACCAAGTGACGTTGGTGGAACAGGTCAGGGTTCACCAGCTAGTGGAAGTGGTACAAGTATGAGTAAGAAATCATATGTTGATGGTATAACACCAGCTAACTTTGAAGTTGTAAAAAACACATTACAAACATCAGTTGACTTTGGTTGGACAAAAACCAAGACAGTACAAGAACTTAGAAAATCAACAGGTATGACAGTAAGACAAGCAAGAGATATAGTTAAAAACGAATTTTCAGGTATGAGGGAGTGGGAAAATGACAGCCAAGAAAAATAAAACTACAAAAGGTGCTGATAGTGGCACACAATACAGTCATTGGACAAAAAATCCTCATGAAGAAGTAAAGAAGAAAGAGATAAAAATAAAAAAAATAAAACTAGCAAGTGGTACAGTGAATGTTTACAAAGCAGAATATGGTGAAATAGATAAACTACTTGATGATATAAGAAAAGAGTGTAGAGCCCATGGTTTAACAGATTATGCTTGTACAAACATAAAAAACTTATTAGAAGATACACTTAAAAAGGTAAGATTATCAGAGAATTAGTATGGCAACATCATTAGAAAACAACTCTGACACAAACGATTATACAAAAAAATTATGGAAAACACACCAAGCAAACGAATACACAAGAGTTGATAATTACAAAGAAGCAATATGTATTAACTGTTTTAAGAGAGATGCTACCTCAGCAACAATAGCAGATATATGTGCTGATTGTGCTGGTAAGAGGGGTAGAGAGCCACTTCTTGCAACTGTATCACAAAAAATGTATGGTTTATGTTTCTTTTGTGGTAAGTATAAGTTTGAGATTGAACAGATAAATGCAAGGTTTTGTAGGACTTGTCATAGAAGAATTGCAAATGTCACTAAAGAGTATAATAAGAAAGGTGGTATGTTTGGTACAGATCCATTTTGGTTAAAAATGCGAAAGAAGCATGGTAAAGATTGGAAAATAATAATGGGTAAGAATTTAGGTAATAAGCGTTAGATACCTTTACGTTTTGCTAATTTCCATTTTTCATATTCTTTTAAATCAGGTGGAGTTAAGAGTAATTCTAATAATTTTTCTATTGTTCCTAGCTTCAACACTATCTCATCAAGTTTATCTTCCACATCACCTAAGTGTACATCAAGCATTTTTTTCCACCAAAATCAGATTTATACGATCAAATATTAAATCATAATATCTTCTAGTATAGTCTATTTTAATTTTTCTTTTTTTAACATTTCCATAAAATCTATCAACACGTAATTCTAATACAGCTTTTCTTAAAAATCTTGGAAAAATTTCTAGTTTTGTTTTCTTATTATTGAATTTTAGACTTGTATAACCAACAAGTCTTTCAGTTCCATCTTCATATTTTCCCAATGTGCCATTTCTGAAATGTACCAATGACTTTGTTAATTCAGGTCTTTCTTTTAGTTTGCTTGTTTCTGTTACAATAAGTAATTTTCCTTCTTTTACAAATAAATCTATTAAGAATGATTCTCTTGTTGGATCGTTCCTAACACCTTTGTATATTTTATTATAATCTTCTATGGTTTCATAAATATAAATTGAACTCGCCATAATACTTAAAAACGAAACTTATTTATAAACCATTGGGGTAAAATATGTTAGATAACGAGATGGAATGTAAATGTAAATCAAAAATGTATGCATATACTGACGAAACACATACAATATTTTTATGTTTCAAGTGTGGGCGTTTTGAAGGAATGAGTGGGGGAGATAATACATTTGTAAGACTTGTATCTGAAGAACCACTTCTTATATTACAAATGATTGAAGATAAAACATTAGTACCTGTTCCTTAAACATCTTTAAATAACTGAAAGAGAAAGGTATTTATGTTCGAAATAATTGATGGATTATTTTCAGAAATAGTCATAGCAATAGCTCTTGGTAGTGGTGGAACATTAATAGCATATTTTAGAAAAATATCTTCTACACAGAAGGACTTATGTTTGAGAGTAACACAGCTCCAAAAAGCCCTCATTATTTTAGCAACAGCACTAGATAGACAATCTAATAGACTTCATGAGGAAGCCGATTCTGACTTGGAAGACCTAGTGGGTAAGGTTTTAGACAATAAATAGATAGTAAATTATATATATTGGTAAAATGGGATTTGATTATGGTAGATCCAGTACTAATAACTGTGGGCGCAGCAGTAATCGGTGCAGGTTTAAACACACTACGAGGCTACTTACATAGAATAGACGAACCTTTCTCTGCAAGAAAATTCGCAGGTGCTTTAATCATATCCACCTTCGCAGCATTAGCAATAGGTCAAACTATTGCAACTGAGGGCATTGGGGATATTGGTTTAGCCTTAATAGGTTTAACCACTGGTTTCGCAGCTGATTTCGCAGTTACAAAAGCAAAGAAAGAGTAAATGGCTATGTTTTGGGCAAATAACCCAACCATTTCTATTTTTTTCTTCTAATAAAGTTTATATGTAATAAGGTTAATTTTTATGTATGGGAGAAGAGTTATATTGGAGTACATTAGTTACTAAAGCTTTACACGCTATTCAAGGCGAAGATAGATTTTTTGAGGGTTATCTTACAGTTGAAGTAAAAGATAAACAAGGTGAAATAACAATAGTTGATGAGTTAATTAAGGTTTTACCTATATGGATGGATAGGGGAGCACCAATCAGTGATACACATTCTAACCGTATTATTGGAAAAGGTATTAGTTATGCACAAACAATTTTTAAAGGTGATAATGGTGAAGAATACCCAGCAATAAAAGTTACAGGTAAAATACATAAAAATTATGAATTAGATAATGAGATTTGGAGTAAAATCAAATCAGGTGAGTATAAAGGACTATCATTTGGTGGAGCAACCAAATCTAATAGAACACCTAAAGTTATGAAAGACGGTTCAGTTGCATATGAGTTAAAGAATTTAGAACATTATGAGGTAGCAGTTTGTAAAGATCCAGCAGTTCCTTTGGCACTAATTACAGATTATAACCCAATAGCAAAGGCTATGACTGACCAAGTTGAAGAAAGAGAAGACGGTAAAATGGTCATAAAATGTAGTAAATTTGGTTGTTATGTCGATAAAGGAAGTTTAGAACATATAGGTGGTGGTCATACAGGTGGTCAAAGAGGATTAGGTCAAGATGCCACATATAATCAAGATAATGGTGTAGGAACAGGCATACAAACTACAGAAGTTAAAGATGAAAATGAAGATGAAGAAAGTGAAAAAGATAAAGAAGGTAAACAAGACCCAGAAACAGATGGTAATAGTCATGGTGCATATAATCAAGATGTTGATGAAAATACCAGTTCTGGAAGAAAAATTAAATCAGGTTATCAAACAGAAGACGGTAATATGAAAGCAGGTAACACCTCAAGAGGAGATAAAGACACTAATAAAGATAGCGAAATATATATAAACCCCAATAAACCTAGATCCAGTAACAACATGAGTTCAGAAGAAGAATCCAAACAAGTTATTGAAGATTCAGAAGAAAAAGAAGACTCCAAAGAAGAGAAATCAGAATCCGAAGAAGCCAACAAAGCTTTCCAAGAAACTGTAAAATCAAATTTGGACACACTTACTGATGTTATTCAATCTCTAGCCGAAACCCAAAAAAGTGTAGGTTCTACAATTGAAGGTATCGACAATAGATTGAAAGCACTCGAAACACCAACTGATCTCCCATTGAAACCATCTGTTGAAGATAGTGAAGATGTTGGAGCTGACGTTAAAGTCCCAGATGAATATCAATCAAACTCTCGTCAAACAGGGCTAGATTCAGATAGACATCCAAGCGACGGTGAAAAGAAGCCAGAAAGTGATCCAGAAAATCTCTCTATGCAAGAGAAAGCATATGGAACTACTTATTCTACTGAAACCCCAAGACCATCTACTGTCTTAGATACTGTTGACAAATCATTTTCAAATGATTATTCACCAATATTGAAAGATGCAAGAAGTGAAGGTTTTGATGGGTTAGCAAACGTAGCTCGAAACATTCTGAAAGGTAAATACTACACACCATCGCAAGATGAGGTAGGTCAATTCTAAAATGGTACAAATACGAACAATCGACGAGCTCGAAGCACAATATTATGGGTACAATAGAAACCTTCTGAGAAAAGCAGATGCACCAGTAACCACAAGCACAGCAGGTACTTTTAATGCTATATTTGGGGCTTACGCATGGGCACAGCTCAACTTAGAAGCCAACGCATTTGGCATCCTTCCAAAATATCCTTGGGATAAATCTGGATGGAGGGTCATAACTGCAAAACCAACTCTAAATACCAACAATTCTAACACTGTGTTAGGTGGTACAGCAGAGGGTGGAGCAATCGCTGAAACAGTAAAGCCAACATTGAAAGAGATTGATGTTAGACCAAAGACAGCTCAATTGCCATTTAGTGCAACTGAGGTTATGGAATGGTTAGCAACACACTCTAAAGATGACATTTGGGGAGGACTTGGTTCACTCCGTTTGTATATGGCAGTTCAGCA